CTTAAAAATTCCTCCGGGGGTAAATTTGGGAGATTGTTTTGCTTTAAGTACCTAGTCAGGTATATAGACGTCTGGCACGTAAAGGGATTTTCTTCTTTCTAAGTTCTCCTTTCCTTCTAAATCTATAAGACTTATGTCACGATGTCCTATATATCTTACTAGATACTTAAAGAAACTATACTGAAAGGAGGGGTATTATGCCTCAAAGTAAGAGACAAGACAAAGTGATTAATAATAGTAACACTATTAAGACCATGCGTCCTGCATTAACACCAGAGGCTGACGAACAACAAATGATTTCACTAGCAACAGACTTGGCTAAGAAACAATTGTTAGACGGAACTGCCTCTTCTCAAGTAATAACCCATTATTTAAACTTGGCTTCAAGTAAGAAAAAACTTGAATCTGAAATCATGGAGTTGCAAAAAGATTTATTGGTGGCTAAAACAGAAGCCATTAGATCAACTAAAACCATTGAAGAACTTTATAGTAACGCTATTAAAGCAATGCGTAGATATTCTGGTAATGGGGACGGTGACGAAGATAATGAATCTTATTAGAACATATTCCGAATTATCCGAATTAAAAACATACGAAGAAAGATTTGAATATTTATCTTTAAGTGGTAAAGTTGGAGAAGACACTTTTGGTTTTGATCGATATTTGAATCAACAATTATACAAATCAAAAGAATGGAAGATGGTAAGAGATATTGTTATTATGAGAGATAATGGATGCGATCTCGGCATGGATGATTATGATATATTTGGAACAATATATGTGCATCATATGAATCCTTTAACCACGGATGATTTCGAAAACTCATCGGAATACTTACTTAATCCAGAATATTTAATATGTGTTTCATTAGATACACATAATGCAATTCATTATGGATCATATGATTACGTAAATAGAAACAAAATAATAACAAGGACCCCAAACGATCATTGTCCTTGGAAAAAATAAGAAAAGGAGAAAAATAAAATGGCTAAACAAGGAAGACCAAAGAAAACACAAACAGAAGAAGTATTAGAAGATCTTAATAACGAAGAAGTATTAGAAGATCTTACTAATGAAGAAGTAGTTGAAGAAGTAGTTGTGGAAGTAGTCGAAGAAGTAGTTGAATTGCCACCTCACGTTGGTGTTGAACCAGACAAAGTCGAATTACAAAAACCTCTTGGTAAAACAAAGGGCGAAGTGTTCAATTGTAATGCACTAAGATTAAGAGAGGGTGCTAATATTAGAACGAGTATTCTTACAATTTTACCTGTTGGAACAAAAGTTGAAATTAATCTGGATAATTCAACCGAATCTTTTTATGAAGTGACACATAACGAATTAATTGGATTCTGTCTAAAACAATTTATTAGTTTGGGCTAAATAATCATGCCAGAAATTTTAAATCCAGATACTGATTCAATATTAGAACAGGTAAAAAAAATATTAGGGTTAACAAAGGAATATGACTCATTTGATACTGATATAGCAATTCATATCAATACAGTATTTAGTAATTTGACTCAAATGGGCATTGGTCCAGAAACTGGGTTTTCTATTACTGGGTATGATGAAGTATGGTCAGATTATGTAACATCGGATGAATTAAAAACACAACAAGTAAAATCATATCTTGCTTTAAAAGTTAAATCGTTATTTGATCCACCAAGTAATGCTAATGTGGCAACGGCCATGAATAATGCAATATCTGAAATGGAATTTAGATTATATGTAGAAGAAGAAAATAGCAGATATGTTGAACCTATAGTTGTGGAGGAGGAGTAATATGAATAAAAAATATTTATCTCACTCTGGGATTAAAGGTCAGAAGTGGGGTATACGCCGTTATCAGAATGAAGATGGCAGTTTGACAGCTGCTGGAAAAGCACGATACGGTCCTGGTGGTACAAATCCTGGAGAACTTGAAAAAGATTATAATACAGCCAACTTAAAAGGAAAAAAAACAGTATTAAAAGGTACTTCAAAAACTATAAATGATGCTTCTAAAATAGTTGCGGAAGTTGGTAGAAATAAATCAAAAGTTATTAATGATAAAAATTATGCTAATATGAAAGATGAAGAATTAAGATCAAAAATAAATCGTCTTACCATGGAAAGAACATATGGTGAATTAACGGGAGATACAAAAAGAGTTAGATCTGGTTCTGATTGGACAAGAGAATTACTACAAACTACCGGTGCAGTTGTTGGTATTGGGGCAACCATAGTTGGTACTATTGTAGCCATTCAACAAATTAAAATGGGCGGACAGCCCAAAAAGGGAGGTTCATAATATGAATAAAACATATTTAGTCCATCATGGTATAAAAGGGCAACGTTGGGGTATTAGACGATACCAAAACGAAGATGGATCTTTAACTCCAGCTGGACGAAAAAAGTATGACGTAAACGATGACGGAACTGCTAGAATGAAAGATAGTTATCGAAGAAGTCAAAACGTTAAAGGTATTGTTAAAACCGCAGTAGCTACATCATTGGTATCAAGAGGAGCTGCTAAATTGAATGCTGCTAAAAAACTTGGAATGGATGGCTCAACAAAAGCTGGTAAAAAGTTTATGGTTGGAGCAGTTGTCCAAACATTGATTGGTGCTGCTGTCGCAACATCGGCTAGTATAAACTTTGTCAATTCTATGAAAAATAAAACATTTAATTCAACTGGAATGGGTGGAACACCAGAAAACTTTACTGGGAAAGCCAAAACTAGAGCACAAGTAATAGCCGCACAAAATAGAGCAAATAAGAAATAGGGTGACTAATTATGGCGTTATCTAATACAGCTACACCGATTTATTATGGTGAATTTAGAGAAGCCGTACTTAGAGGTGATATACCTGTATGTAGGGAAATCTCTATGGAAATGAATAGAATAGATGAATTAATTGCAAACCCAGGTATATACTATGATGACTTAGCAATAAATGGCTTTATTGAGTATTGTGAGAAAGAATTAACACTAACTGATGGCTCAGATTTACAAATGTTAGATTCATTTAAAGTATGGTCTGAACAAGTATTAAGTTGGTTTTATTATGTTGAAAGAAGTGTTTATGTTAAAGGTGAAAACGATAAACATGGTCATTACGAAAAGAAAATGATTAAAAAACGTTTAACCAATAAACAATATTTAATAGTAGCACGTGGTGCTGCGAAATCAATGTATGGTTCTGTATTACAAAGTTACATTCTTAATATTGATCCAAGCACTACTTATCAAATAACAACCGCTCCAACAATGAAACAAGCGGATGAAGTTATGTCACCTATAAAAACAGCAATAACACGATCAAAAGGTCCATTGTTTCAATTCTTAACAGAAGGTTCTTTACAGAACACGACAGGATCAAAAGCAAATAGAGTTAAGTTGGCATCTACCAAAAAAGGAATCGAGAACTTTCTTACTGGTTCTATTTTAGAAATAAGACCAATGAGAATCGATAAATTACAAGGCTTGAGATGTAAAATGGCAACTATAGATGAATGGTTATCTGGAGATGTTAGAGAAGATGTAGTTGGAGCAATTGAACAAGGGGCATCTAAAGTTGACGATTATTTAATAATTGCAATGTCGTCAGAAGGAACTGTTCGTAATGGATCTGGTGATACAATCAAAATGGAATTATTAGACATATTAAAAGGTGAGTATATTAACCCTCATGTATCGATCTGGTATTACAGATTAGATAATATTGAAGAAGTTGCTAACCCAGATATGTGGATTAAAGCAAATCCTAATTTAGGTAAAACGGTTTCTTATGAAACTTATCAACTAGATGTTGAAAGAGCTGAAAAAGCTCCCGCTGTTAGAAATGATATACTAGCAAAAAGATTTGGAATACCGATGGAAGGGTTTACTTATTATTTTACATATGAAGAAACCTTAGTACATCCTAAAAAATCTTTTTGGGGATTGTCATGCGCACTTGGTGCGGATTTATCTCAAGGAGATGACTTTTGTGCATTTACATTCTTATTTCCGTTAGCTAATGGTGAGTTTGGAGTTAAAACAAGAAGTTATATAACTGATTTTACTCTATTAAAACTACCAACAGCGATGCGTTATAAATATGATGAATTTATGAGAGAAGGATCTTTAGTAGTAATGGAGGGAACAATACTGGACATGGATCAAGTGTATGAAGATATTGATAACCATATAGACGACGCAAATTATGATGTGAGATGCTTGGGGTTTGACCCTTATAATGCAAAAGATTTTGTCGAAAGATGGCAATTAGAAAATGGTCCTTATGGTATTGTTAAAGTAATACAAGGTTCTAAAACAGAGTCTGTTCCTTTGGGCGAATTGAAAAAGTTAGCCGAGGAAAGACTATTATTATTTGATGAAGATTTGATGACTTTCGCTATGGGCAATGCTATTACTTTAGAAGACACTAATGGTAATAGAAAACTATATAAGAAACGTCGTGAAGCAAAGATTGACAATGTGGCGGCTTTGATGGACGCTTTCATTGCATATAAACAAAATAAGGAGGCGTTCGAATGATATGAATAAAACATATTTAGTCCATCATGGCATAAAAGGACAACGCTGGGGTGTCCGACGTTATCAAAACGAAGACGGAACACTAACAAAAGCCGGTGTAGATCGTTATGGCACTTATGAAAATATGGAACGAACACAATCCAGAAATAGAAAAATTGCAGTTGGTGTTGGTGTTACAGCGGCGGCGCTTGGTGCTGCATATTTTGTAACTAAAAATAGACAACTAAGAAAACAAGTTGATGTTTATGATGATAAAAAGAGAAAACAATTAGAAAATCTTGCAAAAGGTAGGGCTAAACGTGCGGCTAATATTGCTGCTGGAATTAAAAACCCTCCAAAGTATAAAATACCAAAAGGTTCTAAAGTTACCATAGAGGGTTCAACTGCTGCTGGAAAAATATTTAACGATACGTTAATTAATGTTTTAGGCGGAACTGTTTTGAAAGGTGGTAAATGATATGAATAAAACATATTTAGTCCATCATGGTATTTTAGGTCAAAAGTGGGGTGTTAGACGCTATCAGAATGAAGATGGTTCGTTGACACCAAAGGGTGTTCGTAGATATCAAAAATTGGACCAGAGATGGATCGATAAAAAATCTGGAAAAGTGTACGATAAAGCATTAAAAGAATCAAAACCAGAAATGAAAGAGTATCTTAATGTTTTGGCAAAGAATGCTCCGAATGTTGGTAAAAGAACAATGTATAATATGTATAACAAAAAGCTAGCACAAGTTATGAGAACAAAAACCAAAGACATTCGTTCGCCATCTGGTAAAGTTGTAGAGTGGGTCGCTAAACGAGGAACTATTGGGGTTCATATGGCTTTGGCAGACCAAGGATACGACATATCTAAATTAAAAAACGGTGTATGGGAAAATGGTAGAGTAGCATATAAAACCAAAAAAGTAGAAATGCAAGATTCAACGAAAGTGGGTGGTTAATCCATGAGTTTAGTAGATAGATTAAAACATGCTTGGAATTCCTTCATTAGTGAAGAAAATAAAAAATCACCTATGGGTAATTATAATCTTGGATATTCGTCAAGCTTTAGACCAGACAGAATAAGATACACCAACGGTAATGAAAGAACCATGGTGACCGCTATATATAATAGAATAGCAATAGATTGTTCAACTATACAAGTTAAACACGTTAGAATGGACGACGAGGATAGATTTTTAGAAGTAATAGACTCGCCTTTGAACAATTGTTTAGTTACAGAAGCTAATAAAGATCAACAATCAAGAGCTTTTATACAAGATATTGTAATGTCTTTATTTGATGAAGGTGCCGTGGCTATTGTACCAGTAGATACATCCGTTGACATCACTAATGGTACATTCGACATATATAGTATGAGAACTGGTAAAATCATTCAGTGGTTTCCAGACCATATTCAGGTTGAAGTATACAATGACAGAAAGGGTATAAGGGAAACCTTGACACTTCCTAAAAAATCTGTAGCAATTATTGAAAATCCTCATTATGCAGTAATGAATGAGCGAAACTCAGTATTGCAAAGACTTATTCGTAAATTAAGCATATTGGATTTAATTGATGAACAATCAGGGTCTGGTAAGCTCGATTTAATAGTACAACTTCCTTATGTAATTAAGTCAGAAGCTAGAAGAAAACAAGCTGAAACAAGAAGACAAAGTATGGAGGATCAATTATCGAATTCCAAATATGGTATAGCTTATACCGATGGAACAGAAAAGATAACACAACTTAATCGTTCTGTGGAAAACAATCTATTAAAACAAATTGAATATCTAACGAGTATGCTAAACGGCCAGTTAGGAATAAATGATGCGATATTAGATGGATCTGCAAATGAAACAGTTATGTTAAATTATATGAATCGAACAATTGAACCAATTTTAGCAGCTATAACACTCGAATTCAACAGAAAATTCTTAACTAAAACTGCGAGAACACAACATCAATCTGTTAAATACTTCAATGATCCTTTCAGACTAGTAACAGTAACTAATCTAGCAGAAATAGCTGACAAATTTACAAGGAATGAAATTATGACTTCTAATGAAATGCGACAAGTAATTGGAATGAAACCCGTTGATGATCCTAGAGCAAATGAACTTCGCAATAAGAACTTAAATGAGGCAGAACCAAAAACAGATGAAGTCATTGATGCAAAAAAAGAAGTAATAAAAGAGGAGCCGACTAAATCGGATCCGAAGGATGGAGAAAATCAAAATGGATAAAAAATGGGACTTTAAAGGTTGGGCCACGAGACATAATGTTAAGTGTGGTGATGGGCGAACTATAAAAGAGGGCGCTTTCAAAGACAACGATAAACAAACAGTTCCTTTGGTTTGGAACCATAACCATAAGGATGCCGATAATGTATTGGGGCATGCTTTTTTGGAATATCGTAAAGAAGGAGTATATGCTTACGGAAAATTCAATAACACAAGTCAAGGAAAAAATGCTAAAGAATTGGTACGTAATAAGGATATTACTGCATTATCGATTTACGCAAATAGGTTAAAACAAAAAGATAATGACGTCTTCCATGGAAACATTCGCGAAGTTAGTCTAGTCTTAGCAGGATCAAATCCTGGTGCCTATATCGAAACGGTAATGGCTCATGGCGATGATGGTAAAGAAGCTAAAGAAGCTATTATGTGGAATAATGCTGATATTGAATTGTTACATAGTGATGATTCAGATGAGCAATTATCCGAAGAAGAACAAAAAGCATTAGACGATCAAAAAGCATTAGACGATCAAAAATCTCTAGACGACCAAAAGGCTCTAGATGATCAAGCTGCAGTAGATGCACAAAAAGCTCTAGACGATCAAGCGGCATTAGATGCTCAAAAAGCATTAGATGATAAAGAAAAAGAAATTAAACATTCCAAGGAGGAAGAAAAGAACATGGAAAAAGATAAAACAATTCAAGAAGTCTTTGACACACTCAATGACGAGCAACAATTAATGGTACACGCCCTAATCGGAGCAGCCCTAGAAGGCACTGGAGGAGAAGATATGAAACAAAATTTATTCGATAAAAGTACAGAAAACCAAGATGAGTTCCTAACTCATGCAGAATTTGAAACAGCATTGACAGATGCTAAAAAAATGGGTTCATTGAAAGATGCATTCATTGCCCACAGTATTACAAATATTGATACATTATTCCCTGAAGTACAAAACTTAAATAGAACTCCTGAACTAATTTCAAGAGATATGGAATGGGTCTCTCTAGTTATGGCTGGAGTATCAAAATCACCATTCGCAAAAGTTAAATCAACAGGTGTTAATTTAACAGCTGACGAAGCACGAGCAAAAGGTTATGTAAAAGGCGCTCAAAAAGTAGAAGAAGTTATCACAGCATTGAAACGTGTAACAAGCCCTACAACTGTTTATAAACTACAAAAATTGGATCGCGATGATGTAATCGATATTACTGATTTCGATGTAATTGTATTTATGAAAGCTGAAATGAGAGTTATGCTTAACGAAGAATTGGCACGCGCATTCTTAATTGGAGATGGACGTTCTGGAGCAAGTGCAGACAAAATCAATCCACTAAACATTCGCCCAATTTGGCAAGATGACCCAGTTTATACTGTTGTTCGTACATTAACTCCTGCTGTAGATGCAACGGCAGCTCAAAAAGCAAAGGCATTTATTCAAGACATCATCCGTTCTAGAAAATTATACAAAGGTTCTGGAAATCCTTCACTATACACAACCGAAGATCAACTAGTAGAAATGTTGTTACTTGAAGATACTAATGGTCGTGTAATTTATGATTCAGTTGAAAAATTGAAAACTGCATTACGCGTTCGTAATATCGTAACCGTTACACCTATGGAAGATGCTAATCGTGTTGTTGGAGAAGACCAATTCAATCTTCTTGGTATCCTTGTAAACTTAACTGATTACAATGTAGGTGCTGATAAAGGTGGAGCTGTGGCAATGTTCGACGATTTCGATCTTAACTTCAATAAACTTGAATACCTAATTGAAACTCGCGTTTCTGGAGCATTGAAGAAACCTTATAGTGCAATTGCCTTTGAATCTAAAGGTGCAGTTGTAGCTGGTTAATAGTAGTTTAGGTAAACAATCAAAATGGGAAAATATTGTGGTACTATAGGTTATGGAATAACAAGTGAGACG